TACTATGAAGGTATTGTAGATTTAACTGACAGCTTTGCTGAATCATATGCTGGCAAATATGGCAAATTCACCGCATTTCCAATCGTGTACCACCAACCCAAAGACCCAGTTAAATATCTAGAATCCCTACAAAACTTTGTGGCAGATGCCCGCCAAGATTTACCGCAAGATAGCGAACTGCAAAACCTGATTGATGAAATTGCAGACCTGATAAACACCACCACTTATAAACTTAAGTTCTTGAAATAAAAGGAAATTATTATGCCACTCGTTAAATCTGGTAGCAAGGAAGCCGTAGGCAAAAACATCAAAAAAGAGATGGAAGCTGGCAAGCCTAAGAAACAAGCCGTAGCCATTGCATTAGCGACTGAGCGTAAATACGCTAAAGGTAACCGCAAATCTAAGCTAGAAGAAGCCTACGGCAAATATATTGAGGAAAAAGCATGAGCCTTTACGAGAATATTCATAAAAAAAGAGCCAGGATTGCTGCTGGATCGGGCGAAAAGATGGCTAAAAAGGGCGCAGAAGGTAGACCCAGCGCACAAGATTTTAAAGATGCTGCTAAGACTGCCAAAAGCCGTAAAGACATGATTCGTGACAAAATGAAGGATATGTAATGGCTAAGATGATCCCACCCACCCCTATGAGCCGTAAGTATAAGAAAGAAGATGCCATGCTTAGACCTGAGCATGAATCTACATTAGAGAAGAATCAGCGTTTGCGCTTAGAGCGTAGGGCTGCTATCTCTAATAAACTCAAAGACTTGGATAAAGAAGTGAAGTAGGTTGCAAAAAAGCAACAAAGGCAGTAGAATTAACTTATCTTAATCAACCACTTGGGTAAGGTATGGATTCTAAAGTAGAAAAGACTAGACAAAAGACTGGCGGCAGGGTTGCAGGTGTGCCTAATAAGTCCACAGCACTCGCTAGAGAAGCCATAGCTCGTTTTGTTGATGGTAACAGCCATATGCTACAAGAATGGCTAGAAGCTATTGCTGACGATCCTAAGTATGGCCCTAAACACGCATTTGATTGCTTTATGCAAGTAGCTGAATACCATGTACCCAAATTAGCCCGTACAGAACACGCTGGTGATACAGATCAGCCAGTCAAGGTCATTCACGAACACAAGTTCCTAGATTGAAAGAGTTAGTAAAGCGATACGAATACCCGTATAAGGCTAGGGATGCGTTTCTAGACTTTCATAGACGGGAACAACGCTGGGCTGTATTAGTCTGTCACCGCAGGGCAGGTAAAACTGTAGCTACAATCTGCGACACTATTCGTAGGGCAGTCACAGAAAACAAGCCTGATGCCCGTTACGCTTACATTGCACCGTACTATGCACAGGCTAAAAACATTGCTTGGGATTACCTGCTTAAGTTTGCAGAGCCAGCCATAGTTAAAGCCAATCAATCTGAGTTATGGGTAGAATTAGTTAATGGGGCAAAGATCAGGCTATTTGGTGCTGATAATCCTGATGCCCTACGGGGTTTATACCTAGATGGCGTAGTGCTAGATGAATATGCCGACATGAAACCTAGACTATGGGGCGAGATTGTGCGCCCATTGCTTACAGATAGACGGGGCTGGGCTACCTTTATTGGTACGCCAAAGGGCCACAATGCTTTTTATGAGATATACAACGAAGCCCAAAAAAGCCCTAATTGGTATGTAAAGACTTTAAGAGCAGATCAATCAGGCTTGCTGCCTGAAGCTGAATTGCTGGATGCACAGGCTACTATGTCTGATAACCAGTACGAACAAGAGTTTCTATGCTCGTTTGAAGCTGCCATCATTGGGGCGTACTACGGGCAAGAAATGCGTAGAATCACGGACTTAGAGCGCATTACTACCATTGACTATGATCCAATGTTCCCTTGTCATACTGCTTGGGACTTGGGGTTCAATGACAGTACATCAATTATTTGGTTTCAAGTGGTATATGGGGAGATACGCATACTCGATCACCACTCATCTAACGGTCAAGCCGTGCCGTTTTATACGGGGCTAATAATCCAAAAAGAAGAAGAATATGGGTACAAATATGGCTATCATTACCTGCCTCATGACGCTAGAGCCAAAACATTAGCAAGTGGTGGAAAGAGTATAATTGAGCAAATTGCTGCAAAAATTGACCTAAAACACCTAAAAATCGTTCCAAATCTGTCATTACAGGATGGAATTCAAGCAACAAGGCTTGCATTAACCCGTGCTTGGTTTGATAATAAGTGTGAAGATTTGATTGAATGTTTACGACAATATCAACGGGAATGGGATGATGATAAAAAAGTATTTAGGGATCGCCCGAAACACGATTGGACAAGCCATTCAAGCGATGCGATGCGCTATCTCAGCATTGTATGGAAAGACGAGGACATTCCTATCCTCGCTGATACAAGGATTAGAGGACTTCATGTCGGGCAAACGGATGTGACCCTGAATGAAATGTGGAAAGAAACTCCAAAAATAGTCAATCGCAGGATATAAACATGGATCATACATACGAAGATTGGTACAACTGCATCGCCCAGTACGAGCGTACATTTAAAGAATGGGAAGGTCGTGCCGATAAGATCGTAAAGCGTTACCGTGATGAGTCCCGTAGCCGTAACAACCCACAAGCCAAATTTAATATCTTGTGGAGCAATGTCCAAACCATTACCCCTGCGGTATTTGCAAGACTGCCAAGACCCGATGTAACCCGTAGATTCCGTGATAACGACCCAATAGGCCGTGTCGCTTCTATGATGCTAGAACGGGCTTTAGAGTACGAAATTGAACATTATGGTGACTATGCCAGCGCAATGAAGCAAGCGGTTCAAGATCGTTTACTTGGTGGGCGTGGTACGGCTTGGGTGCGTTATGAGCCCCATATCGTTGGTCAAGCTGAAGCTGAAGATATGCCTGAAGATGGCTTGCAAGTAACTGAAGATACTGACGAAGCTGAAACCGAAGGCGGCATTTACCGTGAAGATCAAGAGCGCATTGAGTATGAGTGCGCCCCTGTAGATTATGTGTACTGGCGTGACTTTGGACTTACCATAGCCCGAACCTGGGAAGAAGTAACCGCAGTATGGCGCAAAGTCTATATGGAACGCCCTGCCCTTGTTGAACGCTTTGGTGAAGAATTAGGCGGCAAAATACCGCTTGATACCAAACCTGAAACTTCAAAGTCATTTAACGAAAAGATGGGCGAAGGCGCACGGGAAGCCTTGATTTATGAAATTTGGGATAAAACTTCTGGTCAAGTCATTTGGCTATCTAAGTCAATGGGTAAGGTTCTCGATGTTCGTGATGATCCATTGCAGCTTGAGAACTTTTGGCCCTGCCCAAAACCCATGTTTTCAACGCTTACAACAGACAGCTTGATTCCTGTTCCTGACTTTGTACTGTACCAAGACCAAGCCCGTCAATTAGATACCCTTGCAGATCGTATTGATGGCTTTATTCAAGCCCTTAAAGTACGGGGCGTTTACGATGCGGCAGAACCTAGCCTTGCCCGTTTGTTTACCGAAGGCGAAAACAACACATTGTTGCCAGTTAAGAACTGGGCTGCTTTTGCTGAGAAACAAGGTATGGCAGGGGCTATTAACCTAGTGGACATTGCCCCAATCGCCCAAGGTTTGATGATGGCTTATCAAGCTATGGAGCAGGTTAAGGGTCAAATCTACGAAATCATGGGCATTGCTGACATCCAGCGTGGACAAAGCGACCCCAATGAAACCCTAGGCGCACAGATTATTAAGTCAAACAACGCTTCAGGGCGTTTAAAGACTATGCAGCACGATGTAGTGAACTTTGCTACCGCCTTATTGCAGATCAAAGCACAGATTATTTGCCAGCACTTTACCGATGACACTATCGTTAAGATTAGCGGTGCAATGCAATTATCCCCACAAGATCAAGCACTTATCCCACAAGCCCTTGCTCTCCTGAAAGATGAACCAGCTAAGAACTTCCGTATTGAAGTAACTAGCGATTCCATGATTTATCAGGATGAGCAACAAGAAAAGCAAGACAGGGTAGAGTTTTTAAGTGCTGTAAGCCAGTTTATGCAGACCGCATTGCCTGTAGCCACCCAATCCCCTGAACTTACCCCATTGCTTATGGAGATGCTCAAGTTTGGCGTAACTGCGTTTAAGGCTGGTAAAGGCATGGAAGGATTGATTGACGAAACAGCAGATCGATTCCGTCAGCAAGCCAAGGCAGCAGAGGGCCAACCAAAGCCACCTACACCTGAAATTCAGAAGATGCAGATGCAGATTGAAGCCGATCAGCAGAAGTTGCAAGCCCAAACTCAGTTAGAGATACAGAAGTTCCAAGCCCAAAATGAGCTTGAGAAGGCTAAACAAGAGTACCAAGCACAAGAAAACCAACTGAAATTCAAGCTGGAAGAAGAACGCAATACCAAAGAAGCTGAAATGACCACTAACAGGGACATTCTCTTGGCTTATCTTGATAATGCGACTAAAATCGAAAGTGTACGGATTTCACAAGGTTTGGATGATGGGTCAGAAGCCTACATTCGCAATGTAGAAACAGCAAAATTAATTCAAGACATGATGGGATACAATATGCCACAGCATCCGCTAGAACCAATAGTTCAGAATTTACAGCAACAAAATCAACAGTTAGCGCAGATGATTGCCGCTATCCACGAAAGACTAAATCAACCTAAGACCGTTGTTCGTGATGAAAGCGGTAAAATTGTAGGAGTTCGATAATGCCATCAAACCTTAAATACTCAAACGGCACTAGAAATGCCCAGCAACAAGGTTTAATTACCTACGCTGGCACAGGTTCAATCATCCGTTTATATGATGGCTCACAGCCAGCTAATGCTAATACTGCTATTGTTAGTCAAACTCTATTAGTTAGCTTAACGATTGCTGGCGGCTTTGGTACAGATTCCAATGGAACTATCACACTAGGTGCGGTAACTAGCGGAACGGCAGTAGCTTCAGGCACAGCATCATTTTTTCGTATAGTTAAATCTGACGGCACAACAGTTGTAATGGATGGCTCAGTAGGTACATCGGGTTCAGATTTGAACCTAAATACAACTACCGTTGCTTCAGCGCAAACAGTCAGCATTACAGCAGGAACAATCATCCGAGCTAACAGTTAAGGTAAATCATGGCACTTGTTCTAAAAGACAGAGTTCAAGAAACGAGTACCACGACAGGTACTGGGACACTAACGCTTGCTGGTGCTGTTACGCAGTTTCAGACATTCTCAGCCGCAGTTGGCAATGGAAACACTACTTATTACACCATTTATAACGCTGGCGGTTCAGATTGGGAAGTGGGTATTGGTACGGTAGGTGCTGGAACTTTAGCAAGAACTACTGTATTGGCATCAAGTAACGCAGGTGCAGCAGTCAACTTTACTGGCACTTTATATGTATTTGGCGATTATCCTGCTGGTAAGGCTGTATATCAAGATGCCAATGGAAATGTAGCAGCTAATGCATTTGATGATTCGTATACAAATGTTGCAGCAACAGGAACAACAACAACTCTAACTGTTGCTTCTGTTCGCAGATATACGGTTACAGGTTCTGGGGGTCAGACTTTTAAACTTCCTGATGCAACCACATTAACAAATGGTGTAATTTTTGAATTTGACAATAACCAAAGTAGCGGTGCAATTACAGTAAACAATAATTCAAACACTTTGGTTGTTTCTGTCCCTAGCGGTGGGGTTGTTAGAATCAATTTGTTGTCAAACGCAACTTCAGCAGGTTCTTGGGATAGACATGACTTTGCCCCAGCAAATGTATCTTGGTCTACTAACACTTTAGATTACCCAGGTTCTATTACTTCAGCAACTTGGAATGGCAATAATATTGCATTAAATCGTGGCGGCACAAACGCAAGCTTGACCGCTTCTGCTGGTTCAGTACCATATTCAACAGCTTCTGCTTTAGCTTTAAGTGCAGTCGGCACAAGTGGTCAAGTATTAACAAGTCAAGGCACAAGCGCACCTACATGGACTACACCAACTACAGGTACAGTAACATCCGTAGCTGCAAGTGCTGGAACAGGCATTAGCGTATCAGGTAGCCCTATTACTGGTAGCGGTACGATTACCATTACCAATACTGCCCCCGACCAAACGGTTGTATTAACCGCAGGAACAGGCATTAGCACTAGCGGTACATATCCTAGTTTTACCATTGCAAATACAGGCGTAACTGTTTACCCTGGTGCTGGAATTGCTAACTCTACTGGCTCTGCATGGGGAACAAGTTACACAACTAGCGGTAGCGGCACAGTCGTTGCTTTAACAACATCTCCAACATTTGTAACTCCTGTTCTTGGAACTCCCACTTCAGGCAATTTATCTAACTGCACCGTAGATGGTACAAATGCTGTTGGTTATTTAACTATTCCACAAAATAGTCAATCTGCTGCCTACACATTAGTATTGGGCGATTCAGGCGAACAAATTTTCCATCCATCTGCCGATACAACAGCTAGAACATGGACTATCCCTGCTAACTCTAGCGTTGCGTTTCCTATTGGTACGGCAGTTACCTTCATTAACCAGAACGGCGCTGGCGTAATTACGATTGCTATTACGTCCGACACAATGCGTTTAGCTGGTGCTGGTACTACTGGAAATAGAACATTAGCGGCTAACGGTATTGCTACAGCAATTAAGATTACATCTACTGAGTGGATTATTTCAGGTACAGGGTTAACCTAATGGCTGGAATACTACAAGGAGTAGTTGCTAGTTTAGGTGGCGCAAGAGTGCCAGATGCTCCTACTATTGGAACGGCAACAGCAACAGGGCAAACAACTGCTACAGTTTCGTTTACTGCTCCTGCAAGTAATGGCGGTTCGCCAATCACATCATATACTGCTGTTTCTTCGCCAGGCGGAATTACAGGAACATTAAGCCAGTCTGGGTCTGGAACTATTACAGTTAGCGGTTTAACCGCATCAACATCTTACACATTTGTTGTATTTGCTACTAATGCTATAGGAAATAGTCCTAATAGCGCATCAAGTAATTCAATAACAACAGAATCTCCTGTTTCCTATATGGTTGCGTCTTCATCAGGCGCAACTGAAACAACAAGCGGTAACTACAAAATTGCTGTATTTAACGGTTCTGGTTCATTTACTGTTAACTCGGTTGGTTCAGGCTCTTCTGAATCAAACTCTATTGAATATTTAGTAGTAGCTGGTGGTGGGGGTGGTGGCAAACGAAGTGATGGTCGAATTGTAGGCGGCGGCGGTGCTGGCGGTATGCTATCAGGATCGGGCTTAACAGTTACTGCTCAAACATACACAATTACTGTTGGAGGCGGCGGCGCAAGTGGAAATAATACAGAATCATTTAATGGTTCAGATTCTAGTATAGGCAGTTTAATAATAGCAGCGGGTGGTGGTGGCACAAACTCTATTGCAAATGGTTCCACAGGCAAACCTGGTGGGTCTGGCGGTGGTGGTGGAGCAAGTTTTTCTGGAACACCTAGCGGAGTAGCGGGTGGCGCTGGTGTAAGCGGACAAGGCTTTAGTGGAGGATCTGGCAGCGCTGGCTTTAGTGGTGCCTGTTGTTGTTTTGGATATAACTCTGCTGGCGGCGGCGGTGGAAAAGGCGGATCTGGCAGTGCTGCAAGCGGTAGTAATTTCCCTGGGTCACCAAATGGTGGTAATGGCGGTTCTGGTCAAGCTAGTTCAATAACGGGAACTTCTGTAACTTATGCAGGTGGCGGTGGCGGAACTGGAGTTGGAACATCTAGTAGTGGTGCAACTGCTGGTACTGGAGGTTCTGGTGGTGGTGGAAATGCAGGATCACCTGGCTTTGGCGGCAATTGCGGCGGTAACGGTCAATCAGGTGCAGCCAACAGAGGCGGTGGCGGTGGTGGCGCAGCTACCTTTAGTGGAAGCGCAGGGACAGGTGGATCAGGTATTGTTGTAATTAAATGGAGATTCCAATAATGGCTCACTTTGCAGAATTGGACTCAAACAATATTGTTTTGCAAGTCTTATGTTTAGAAAATTCCGTAATGGAAAACGAACAAGGTCAGCGTGTAGAACAGCTTGGCATAGATTTTTTAAAGAATTTATACGGGTCAAACACGATTTGGGCGCAAACTAGTTATAACACTAGGGCTGGTATTTATTATGTTCCAGGTACTAGTGAGGTTAGCCCAGATCAATCATTAGCGTTCAGAAAAAATTACGCTGGTATAGACTGGTCTTATGATCCAACCCGTAATGCGTTTATTAATCCCAAACCTATCGTGCCACCAGAAGATGAGCAGTACGTTACGTTTGATGAATTTGCCTGTCTTTGGGTATACAACCCGCCGACATAAATAAGGAACAAAGTGAGCCAAACGGTCGAAATAATTGATGCTGATGGAGTAATTCAAGAGCCTATTGAGAACCAATTAGAGCAATACCATTACTTTCCAAGCATTGTGTATTCTGTCAGGAAGCCAGAGTTTTTAGAGGCTGTTAAAACGGTTTCTGATGAGTACCTGGCAAAGCGCAAAGAAGAGCAAAAAGAAATTAATGACATCTACCCTGTGGTGATGACTGATAATTTTTATGATGACCCTCGTGTTGAGGAGTTCTCAAAGTACGTTGGGCAGACTGCTTGGAACATATTGCAAGGTCAAGGTTATGCAATGGATCAGTTTAGTACTCAGTTTACCGAGATGTGGACACAAGAGCACCACAAGCATTCGTTAATGGAACAGCACATTCATGGCTATGGCTCTCAAATAATTGGTTTTTACTTTTTAGAAACCCCAGAGAACTGCTCAAGGGTTGTATTCCACGACCCCAAAGCTGGCAAGGTGCAGATTAATTTACCTGAATCAAATCCATCTAATGCCACGCCTGCTAGTAACATGATTAACTTTGTGCCTGAGCCTGGAATGTTTTTATTTACTAATTCTTGGTTGCCACACTCATTTGGTCGTCATGCTGCCGATAAACCTATTAAATTTGTGCATTTTAATTTAACAATTCAACAATCCAAACAAATTTCAATTGCTTCTGCAGCCGAGATTGTATGAATAAATATCGCATCCGCTTTAACAAAAGCCGTGGTCAGCAAGGGCGGGGGTCAATGGAACACGTGTGGCGTGTATTTGAAGGCGATAAAGAATACTTGTTTAAGAACTTTAAGTTAAACGTGCCATCCGCTAGTGAAAGAGAAGGCAGTAGTGAAGATTGGAATGTTGTCTGCGAAGGCACAATGACAATTGATAAAGAAACATCTACAGCAATAATTAACGAGGCTTAAATGTTAGGTTTTACACCGTTTTCGACTAATCCCATATCGGATATACAACTTCCTGCAATTACAGGAACGATTAATGTAACCGATAGTAACGATACTGCTACCCTTACAGGTACGGTAGCTAACCCTATTGTTACAGGGACTATTTCGGCAACGGATGGTAACGATACAGCCAATATTACAGGCGCAGTTCTTGTGCCATCTACAGGCACTATTTCTGCTACAGACGGCAACGACACAGCTAATATTACTGGCTTTGTTGGCATCCCAACCCCCACAAATCTAGGTGGTGATGACGGCTTTACAAAGAAAGAATACAAGCGGTACAAAGAATTACAGGCTGCAAAACAAAAGGCTGAACAAGACAAATTAGATGCGCTTAAAAAAGTTAAGGCTGATCGTAAAGCTAGCATCAAAGAATTAATTGACCCAGCACCAAAACGCAAGAAAAATAAAGTACAATCCAATCAAGAAGTTAGTGCTGATATACCGTCAGACTTAACGAAATATGACAATATCATCGCTAATCTTGTTAAACAGGAACAAGAACTTTTGCAAGGCGCAATGCTTAGACAGCAGCTAGTTCAGATTCAAGCTGAAATGGCTATATTTGAGGCAAGACGCTTGCAAGATTTAGACGATGAGGAAGCATTATTACTACTACTTTAAGCCCACACCAACAATACAAATTAGCTTACGACAATTTACACGCTGGTAGATATTCTGCTGGCTTTAGGCTATTTGAATATCGCTGGCATCCAGCCATTCTTGGCAATCAGCAGATTCCATACGACAAGTTGCCCAAAACAACTAAAGCCTGGCAAGGTGAATCCCTTTTAGGGAAATCTATTGTGGTTCAGATGGAACAAGGCTTTGGCGATATATTCCAATATGCTAGATTTCTGCCATTTTTAAAGGTTTTAGGGGCTAAAAAGCTGGTTGTCCTGACTGTGCCTAATTTATTTCAAGTCTTAGGTCAAATGGAATGTATTGACCAGTTAACCAATTTGACAGAAGAAGGCCCAGCAGCCGAATGTGACTTGTGGATAGGCTCTATGTCCCTGCCGTACTACATAGATTGTGCAATGCCCTATGCAAAAGCCCTGTTTCCCATTAATAAAAAGAAGGTTGTAGGCTCAGAAGGCTATTTTGAAGCCGAAGCAAGCAATATCCCTAGAAAAATAGGGGTTAATTGGTCAGCCAGCAAAGGCACATTGCATTGGATTAAGTCTATTTCCGCTGAACACATGGAAAGTCTAGTAGGTGACGATGCATATAGCCTAAACCCTGAAACTGATGGCTTATTTAGACCGCTTCCTAACGATGGCTGGAAGAAAGACTGGTCAATTACCGCTAAACACATGAAAGCCATGAAAGGCGTAGTAACGGTTGACACGGGAACAGCCCATTTAGCAGGTGCATTAGGGGTTAAATGCATAGTTTTGCTACCTAAAGAAGAATTTGTATGCTGGCGGTGGAAAAATGCCCGTTGGTACGACAGTGTTTGTCTACTTAGACCAAATGAATACGAACAATTACCTGAAATCATAAGGAGAATGTAATGCTTTGCCCAAAATGCGGATATTCCGAAGGAAACCATGTTCAAGTTAAACAAACTGACGAAGAATTCTTCCTAGAATGGTGGACACCTACCATTGGCTTAAAAGCCGCCAAAGCATCTTGGTTGGATAAGGTAGCTATGAAGTCTAGAGAAGTTCCAATGGTAATGCCCGACATTCCAGGGCATATCTCTATGGCTGACGGCACATGGGTTTCTAGCCGTTCTAAGCACCGTGAGAACCTAAAGCGCAATAACTGCGTAGAAATAGGCAATGATGTGCCAATGCAGCCTAAAACCATTGAATTTAGCCGCAAAGAGCAAGAAGCCCGTAAACGGCAGATTGCTGAAATTACTTACTCCAAACTTAACTACCGATAGGAACAACCATGTCTGATGACCGCAGAGAACTACTTGAAGCAGCCTTAGAACAAGCCGAAGATGGCACACTTGAAGCACCTACTGAAAAGGAGATTGAAGTAAATGACGATCCAATCCAAACCGAAAACGCCAGTCAAGAAACCAACGCTGAAGAAAACAACGACCGTGACGAAAAAGGCCGTTATAAGGCCCAAGAAGCCAGCACCGATCAAGATAGTGCTGAAGAACCTGACTTGGTGGGAGAAGCTAGTGATGTTCCTGAAGAAGAAATAAAACGCCCTACTACTTGGAAAAAAGAGTATGTAGAGGTATGGAACAAGATGCAGGAGGGTAAACCCTTAGATAAAGAGGAGTTTGCTAAGTTTGCTGAATACGCTAACCAGCGTGAGGCAGAGTACAAAAAGGGTGTTTCTGCCTATAAAGCGGAAGCAGACAACGCAAGACAATTAACCGAAGCCATTGGGCCTTTTGTTCCTGAACTGCAATCACAAGGAATTCACCCAGTAGCTTGGATTAATAATCTTGGTCGGGCGCACATGATTTTGACCAAAGCACCGTATGATCAAAAAGTGCAGATGTTTCATAGACTTGCACAAGATTATGGAATACAATTAAATCAAGATAGTTTACAAGCGCCACAACAGGCGTATGTAGACCCGTATCAACAGCAGTTAATGCAGCAACTTCAAGCAACACAGCAACAAGTTCAGCAACTGTCAGCGATTCGGGAACAGGAAGAAAATGCTCGATTGACCTCAGAAATTAGTCGGGTTAGTAGTAACAAGGAGCGGTTTCCGCACTTTGAGATGGTAAGGGAAGATATGGCTCAATTACTTGAGCGAGGTTTAGCCCAAGACCTAGAATCGGCTTATGCCAAAGCGGTGCGTATGAATGACGAAGCGTACAAGCTAGAACAGGACAAACTCCTGAAATCGGCCAGTACCCAAGCGTCTAAGGCACAGCAAGTAGCTAAAGCCAAAGCAACTGCTGTTAGTCCACGATCAGCTACTCCTAGCGGTCAAGTGTCTAAGACAGATGCAAAGGATAGACGCTCGCTGTTAATGGCTAATTTAGCCGATGCAGAGGGTGGTCGGGTTTAACTTAACTAAAAAGGAAATATCATGGCATTCGCAAATAGCGCAATTACCGATATTATCGCTACCACCATTCAAAGTCGTAGCGGAGTATTGGCAGACAACTTAACTCAAAACAACGCAATTCTTCAACGCCTAAACAGCAAAGGTAACGTACGCCCATTTTCAGGCGGTAACGTAATCCTTGAAGAAATTATGTACAACGACCCAGCAACCAATAACGCTAACTCGTATAGCGGCTATGAAGTGCTGAACATTACTCCTGATAGCCCAATCTCGGCTGCTCAGTTCAGCATTACTCAGTATGCTGATTCTGTAACAATGTCAGGCTTAGAAATGCTCCAAAACAGCAGCAAAGAGGCAATCATCGACTTGTTAGATGGTCGTATGCAAGTTTCCGAAGCTCGCTTGTTGAACCGCATTTCGGGTGACCTTTATGGTGACGGTACAGGCAACGGTGGTAAGAACATCACAGGCCTAGCCGCTGCTGTTTCTACTTCACCTTCAAGCGGTACTTACGGTGGTATTAACCGTGCAAACTGGGAATTTTGGCGTAACCAGGCAACAACAGGTGCTGATTCTTCCGCATTAATCCAAGCTGCTATGACTACTGCTGCTATTAAATCTGTTCGTGGTAATGATAAGGTTGACCTTATTATTGCTGGTAACACTTTGTATCAGCGTTATGTAGCTTCTTTGCAAGCAATTCAGCGTATTGCTGGTGTAGACGAAGGTGCAGCAGGTTTTGCATCCCTCAAGTTCTACGGTGGCGGTATGTCTGCTGATGTGGTATTAGGTGGTGGTATTGGCGCACAAGAGAACGCATTGTATATGTATCTCTTGAACACCGATTACATCTTCTTCCGCCCACACAAAGAGCGTAATTTTGTTCCAATCGGTGGTGAGCGTCAGTCTATTAACCAAGATGCAATCGTGAAGCTGTATGGTTGGGCAGGTAACTTAACTTGCTCCAATGCTTCATTGCAAGGCATCTTGACTGGTTCTTAATCAACTGACTAATTAAAGGAAAATTATCATGTCATATAACATTACACCTACCTCGGGTATTAATTTGGATGCTGTAGTCCAAACTAACCCTAACTCCGCTGGTACTGGCATTCCCGTCAACGGCCCACTTGGTTCACAAGTGTTTGGTTCAGACGGTTTGCGTTATGTACTAGGTGTTGCTGGTGCGGCTATTACAGCCTCTACAGCGACTTGCTCAATCAATGCTTCAACATTTGTAGTTACAGCTTCAGGTGGTACTTATTTAAGTCCAGCCGTTGCCGTAGCTTCAGGTGATTACGCTTGGTTCTCAAAAGCTAGTGTTTAATAGCAATATGTAGTAAAAACAGGGGGTTACCTTAATTGGTAGCCCCTTTTTCCTTTTAACAACCTAATACCTTAGGAGAATTAAAAATGGCTTTACCTTCAGATACACAAGGAGCAGATTCACGCCTACAAGTACGTTTTTACAAGAAATCCGTACAACAAGAGCAGGAGTCCATAGACGCTGGCAGACCAATTTACAAAGACTTTGATTTTGTACATATCTGCGTTGCTGGCGATACCCTAACCGAAATCGACACTTATGCGTTACAAAACCATAAGCAGCGTTTTCCTATTCAATGGGCTAATTACATGAATAGACAAGGAGCGCATGACGATGAAGTTGTTGGAACACCTTTATCAGAGTGGCCTTTAGTATCAAAAAGCCAGGCTGAAGAATTAAGGGCAATTAAGTTCCAAACGGTAGAATCTATTGCACACGCTTCAGACCAACAGTTACAGCGCATGGGAATGATTGCAGGAATGTCCCCTTATGCGTTCCGTGACAAAGCAAAGGCATTTTTAAATCTAGCAACTACGGCAGCAGAAACCGATAAGCGTGAGCATGAAATTAACGCTCTAAAAGAAGAAAATGAAAAAATTAGGGTTGAATCAGACCAAAAATTAGCCAAACAACAAGCGCAGATTGATGCACTTATGGCTATGATGGCTGAAAAAAAACCTAGAGCAAAAAAGGTTAAAGAAGCTGAAGAAGCCTAATTGTGCCTAGCAAACTTGCCGTGATATAAGTCCCTAGCTTCATGGGCTACTAGATCGGCAAGTTCTAAATCTTCAAAATACCCTAAGTATTTTTTATTTTTATTTACAGCAATTTCAACCTTATAACGCTTATCTTTCTTAACCCAACTAACATTTTTATAGCCTGAGGTGTTGTTTTTTTGAATTTTCACATTCCATTGATTTGTAGTGTTATCCGCTTCTCTTAAATTTTTAATAGTATTGTCTGCTCTATTATTATTTATATGATCTACTTGTTTAGGTAAATAACCATAAAACATTAAAAAAATTAAACGATGTATTAAATATGGTCTTTTTTTAATAGTGGTAGAAAAATAACCAGTTTTTGCTAAAGAACCAACTTTTTTGCCAATTTTTGATCGTTGACCAGTTTTTTCTTTGTAATACAAATGTCCGTCTTTGTATTCAAAAACTTGATGTAAATACTCTTTTGTTAGGGTAAAATTAGTTTCAGACATTGCAACTCCAATAAGTTGTGCTGTTTAGGGGCGAAGGTAGCGGAAACTGCCTTCTGTTCCGAACCATTATAACCCAAATACTTGGGTAAAAAACCAAGTAAGAGGATATAAATATGTCATCAACGATGCTCCAATTAGTAAATCAAGTTCAATCTGAACTTAATTTAGCTATTACCCCCAATGTGGCAGGTAATCCTAGCCAAGACACGCAACAAATCTTGGCTTTGATGAACCGTGCTGGCTATGATTTAGTTAAAGAACACAATTGGCAAGCGTTGGAGTTGGAGTATCGTTTTTACACCACAGCAATAACTACGACCTGCGATACCGTTGCTAACACTTATAACCTATTAAATGTTGGTAATGTTACAGGTTTAGATAACAACTATTCAATCGTTGGCACAGCTATTCCCCAAGATACCTATGTTGAATCAGTCGCAGGATCAACCGTAACGGCTAGTCAGTTAGCATCGTCTACAAGCGTTGGCGGTACTGTAACTTTTAGTAGAACAAAGTATCCGTTGCCGTCTGATTATGAAACCGTCACAGATAATACCCATTGGGATAAGACAAAACATTGGCAAATGCTTGGCCCAGTTGATGCACAGCAATGGCAATGGCTGAAATCAGGCTATATTTCAACAGGCCCTAGGGTTCGTTGGCGTATTCTTGGCAATGAGTTTCAGATTTGGCCACCATACAACACCCTAGAATACTTAGGCTTTGAGTACCGTTCTAAAGGTTGGGTCAGAAGTGCTAATAACCAAGTAAAGAACAGTTTTACGGTTGATGACGATACTTCTGTATTGGATGACACCATTCTTGTTTTGGCAACAAAACTTAAATACTTCCAAATTAAGTCGTTTGATACTACTGCATTGCAACAAGACTATAACCGTTATTTAAGCATTGCCAAAGCTAACGATAAAGGCTCTGCTACCCTGTCATTTGCTCCGCAACCAAGCGCAGTATTGATTGGCTGGGCAAATATTCCCGATACTGGTTATGGTAGTTAATTATGGCAGTACAAGCTAGAAGTGCCTTAACTGCATCACTACCATCGCCTATTGGCGGCTGGAATGCTAGGGATTCTGTAGCACAAATGCCCCCTGTTGATGCGGTCAGCTTAACCAATTTATACCCTACTCCTACGGATGTTCAGTTGAGAAAGGGTTATTCTAAGAAATCAATAGGCATTACTGGCAAAGTCAATACATTGATGAATTATGCTGGCGCAAATACCCAAAAACTGTTTGCTGCCGCTGGTACAGCCATTTATAACTGCGATACAACTACCGCTACCAATGTTTTTACCGTTACTAACGACAAATTTCAGTATGTCAACATAACCAACGCTGGCGGTAACTTTTTAGTGGCTTGTAATGGCACAGACCCTACCTTGATCTACAACGGTACTAACTGGATCAAGATGGCAACCACTACAACGGCTGCCGCTATTTCTTCTATTACTCGTGCTGGAACGCTTGCCACAATGACAACCGCTACTCCTCATGGGTTAGCGACAGGCAACCAAATAACCATTACTGGCAACCTTCCATCGGCTTTTAACGGTACTTTTATTGTTACGGTAACAGGCGCAAGCACTCTTACCTATGTAATGGCTACTACCCCTGCTACTGATGCCTTAACTATTGGTAGTTATGTAATTGGTTTTGGTATAACTGGCGTAAATTCCAATACATTTATTAGTGTAAATTTATTTAAAAACCGCCTGTATTTCACAGAAAAAAACACCTTAAAAGTGTGGTTTTTGCCTGTTAATGCGTTGGGCGGTGCAGCTTCCCCATTGGATTTTGGTGGTATTGCTCGTAACGGTGGCTTTTTACAAGCTATGGCTACTTGGACTATTGATGCTGGACAAGGCGTAGACGATTACGCAGTTTTTGTTACTAATATGGGTGAAGCTATTGTTTATAACGGTACAGACCCAGCAAATGCTGACACATGGGCTTTAAAAGGCGTATGGCAATTAGGTTATATATATAGCAGAAGATGCTTTTATAAATGGGGTGGCGATGTCTTATTGCTTACCCAAGATGGATTAGTTCCATTGGCTTCTGCCCTGCAATCTAGCCGTTTAGACCCTAGAATTAACCTTACCGATAAGATTTTCTTTGCAATTTCTCAAGCGGCAGATGCTTATTCTAATGAATTTGGCTGGCAAGTCATTTATTATGCCAAACCCAATATGCTGATTATTAATGTTCCTGACACTTCAGGCACTCAGCAATATGTAATGCACACAATCAGTAAGGCTTGGTGCAACTTTACAGGCATCAACACGACCTGTTTTGAGCTACACAATGACGATATTTACTTTGGCGGTACAGGCTTTGTAGGCAAGTTTTTTGATACTTTTGCCGATGATGGCGCACAAATATCGGCTACTTGCCAACAGGCGTATAGCTATTTTGAGAACCCAGGTCAACAAAAGCGTTTTACTATGGTTCGCCCCACATTTTTAGTGGATGTAGGCTCACCTGGTATCTATGCTGGTATTAATACGGACTTCCAAACCCAAAATAATCTTGGAAAAGTCACTTTTGTAAACACCCCGACCACTACAGCGGTTTGGGATGCAGCTACATGGGATGACGATGTATTTGCTGGAAACCTAGTAATTTCACGCCAATGGCAGGGGGTTACAGGGCTAGGCTATGCAGGTGGTATCAACTTAAACATGGTTTCTGCTGGTATTGATGTGCATTGGGTATCTACAGACTATGTTATGGAAAGAGGTTCTGTAATTTAATGCGGAAAGTTACTACTGAAAACCAGCAATATATGGGTGATTGGCTAGTAAGAATGATGAATTACCCATTACCGCAAGAAACAGTATGTATAGGTCAAGAAATTGATGGAAATTTAGTAGCAGTAGTGGGTTATTGCAGTTTTATGCCAAAAGCGGTGCAAATGCACGTTGCTGCGGTAGATGAAGTAAATTGGGCAAATCGTGATTTATTGTGGGCAGTTTTTGACTATCCCTTTAATAAACTAGGAGTTAGCGTTATACTAGGTCAAGTTTGTGCAGATAATGAATCTGCCCTAAAACTAAACCGACACCTTGGTTTTAAAGTGATAGCCGAAATCCCTGATGCTCACATGGATGGTGATTTAGTGATTATGGCTATGAGGCGTGAAGATTGTCGATTTCTCGACATCAAATGCCCTTTAAGAACAGCAAAAGGAGAATGACATGGGTGGTGGTGGATTTTTAGGGTTAGGGCCTCCTCCAAGTGCGCCAGCCGCACCTGATTACAGGGCTGCAGCACAAGAAACAGCAGCAGGGAATTTAGCCGCTGCTCAAGCCGCTGCCGCTGCCAATCGTGTAAACCAAGTAACTCCTTACGGCAACTTAAATTACACACAAACCAAAGATGCAGAAGGTAACCCTGTATGGACTGCCACTACATCTCTTAGTGATGTTGGGCAACAGCTTTTAAATAACCAAAATCGTTCTTCTTTAGGTTTAGGTGAGACTACAAATGCTGCGTTGCGAGATGTGCAAAACACAATGGGTAAGCCATTTAACCCTAATTTGCCAGCATTGCAATCTAACCTTGCAACACCTACCTACAATCAAGTAGGACAAGGCCCACAATTTAGCCAAATGGGTAGCAATCCTCAATTACAGACTAAGGTTGGTGGTACTGGCATGGAAGGCTGGGATGCTGCAACTGCGTTAATTAATCAGCGTTTACAGCCACAGATTCAACAAAGTGAAGAACGATTACAGGCTCAATTAGCTAATCAAGGTATTGCGCCTGGTACAGAAGCCTATAACCGAGCAATGATGCAACAAGGTCAAAGAACTAATGATTTGCTTACACAAGCACAGCTACAAGGTGCAAGCGTACAAAATCAGATGTTTAATCAAAATGTGGCGGCTGGTCAGTTTGGTAATCAAGCATTAAACCAAATGAACGCTAATCAATTAGCTAACCTTGGCTTTAACAATGCTTTAAACCAACAAGGTTTTGCAAATCAATTAGCTGGCACACAAATGAACAACGCTGCATTAGCACAAGGGTTTGGTAACCAATTACAAAACGCTAATTTGACTAATGCCGCAAATCAGCAAGCCTATAATCAGGCTATGACTAACTACAATATGCCGCTTAATACTTTAAGTGCATTGCGTACTGGCGCACAAGTTCAAAACCCAACATTTATTAATGCTCCGCAACAAGCTACAACAAGTGGTGCTGACATTTTGGGCGCATCACAAATGGGCTATAACGCCCAAATGGGTGACTTTAATGCTAAACAAGCCGCCCAAGACAGCCTTAATAAAGGAATATTTCAGCTTGGTGGTGCTGCAATGATGTCAGACATACGCACTAAAGAAAACATTAAACAGATTCATTGGTTGCCTAATGGTTTACCAGTATATGAATACGAATACAAAGCAGAATTTAAAGATCATCCTTTGGCTGGTCACGGTAAGTTTGTTGGTGTTATGGCACAAGAAGTTGAATTGGTGCAACCTGAAGCGGTTATTACCAATACAGACGGTTACAAAATGGTTAATTACGGAGTTCTAAATGCCTAATCCATATATATCTAATGTAAGCCCTTATATGCAGCCAATGAATCCGCAAGAACAGCAAGGTTTAATGCCTGTTTTTCAAAACATTGCAGCGCAACAAGCAGCCCAAAATGCGGCAATGCAACAAGGTCAAGCATTAACGCAAGCTGCTGGTCAAATTGGTAAAGAAGGTGGTGGAAATCAAATGGCTTTGGCAGCAATGTTGCGTAAAAAACCCGACCAAGCAGGTATAAATGCTCAAGATGCACAAATGGGTGGTTTAAGCACTTACAACCCAATGACCCAATATGGTATTTCACAGCAATACGGAACAGATATGTATTCGCCACAAAGCAGGATGCTTGCAGCACAAGAAAGAGGGTTTTAATTATGGCTCTCAATCCTATGGGTACATTGCCCCCCGAACTGTACGAACAGCAACAACAGCTAAACCGCCAGCAACAAATGGCGCAAATGTTGATGCAACAAGGTCAACAACAACCACAAGGCCAAATGGTTAGTGGTCGTTATGTTGCCCCTAGTTTCTTTCAAAATATAGCTCCGTTAGTGCAAACATATTTTGGCACACGCATGGCTGAAAAAGGCGATAAACAAGCAATAGAATTGGCTGCTAAATTGCGTCAGCGTTACGGTGAGGAATTAGAACAATTCCGTAAACTTCAACAAGGCACACCTGCTGTTGAAGGCGGTATTTATGGTGCTGACAACAAACTTACCATGCAAACTACGCCTGATATGTTTGACGCAAATATGACACTTAATCCACAGTATAGACAAGTTGCCCCCGTTGCTGCCGTAGCACCAAATCCCCAAAGTGCTAACTTGTTTGCTGCTAATGCATATTTTCCTGCATTGCAAGCTGTTGGAATAAAAAATCTTACGCAAGGGCCAAAATGGGAAAAAGCAGAATTGCCAAATCCTGATGGTTCTATTAGAAAAGGTTGGGTTGACTACAACTCGGCTAATCCATTGTCTACTTTTGTTGAAGGTGGCACAAAACCAGCGTTTAATTCATTAGAAGCTGCTCGATTCCAATATGACACAGGAATGACATTACCTACTGGTAATGTGCAAGGCAATCAAATGCCGATAAACGCACCACAAAGTTATCAAAACGGTGCAATGCCAACAGGATCAATGCCAACAGGCTCTATGCCACCTCAAATGCTTCCAGTAACTGGCGGTAGAGGTATGTCACCTGCTGCAATGAATGAAGCTAATAAACAAGTGTACGTTGATGTTGAAAAACGCAGAATTGAAAACCTTGAAAAATCGCCACAAGTTATTGCAACAATAACCGATACATTGCGAAATGTTGATGATTTAATTGGTGATGCTCGTATTATTAAAGATGCAAAAGGTAAAGAAAAAATTGATTACACCATTACAAAAGACGGCAAACAAATTGAAGGGCGTAAACCTTTAGCTGGTTTTGAAACCGCAGTAGGTTTTGGATTACCAAGCTATTTAACTCCAGCAGGTTCAAGTGCATCAGACTTTAGAGTTCGTCTTGACCAAATTAAAGATAGAACCTTTTTACAAGCGTTTGAAACTCTTAAAGGTTCAGGTCAAATTACTGAAAAAGAAGGCGAAAAAGCTACTTCTGCATTAAACCGTATGAGTACTGCACAATCTGAAGTTGAGTTTATTAAAGCTGCCCGTGAATTTGAAGAAAACTTACGAACTGGAATGGATATGGCAAAGAAAAAAGTAGGATTGCCTACAGGCCCTTCTTCTGTTTTGCGTTGGAATCCTAAAACTAATAGTTGGCAATAAATCATGGCACAAATTGTTGAAATTGTTGGCGTAGGCCCTGTTGAGTTTCCTGATGGAATGTCACAAGATGACATGGCTGCTGCATTAAAAAAATTACCGCAAGCACAACAAAATGCGCCACAAACGCCACCAGCAAAACCTGAAACAGCGTACGACCGTTTTTTAAACAACATTCAAATACCAAATTTAGGTGAAAACCGAGTAGCTGGCCCTGCTTTTATTGCTGGTACTGGTGAACTTATTAGAGGTGCTGGCGCATTAACTGAATTAGCTTTTCCTGAAACTGGTAGAAATATTGCTAGATTTGGAGAAACACTTACTAATAGAGTTAAAGAACAATACCCAGTAGCAGGAACAGGCGGTCAAATTGCTTCATATTTAGTTCCATTTAGTGCTGCTCAAAAAACCGCAAATGCAATTGGAAACATCCCACAAGTAGCAAAAGCAGTTGGTCAAATACCTAGTTTTGCACGGGCTGTTGGTCAACAATCAACTATTGGTGCTGGAACAGGTTACGCATTAACACCTAATGAAGCTGGAAGGGGTGAATCTGCTCTTTTTGGGGCTGTTGGCGGTGCTGCTGGTGAATTTGCAAGACCTATTGCACAATCTACTGGCAAATTAATGGCAGAAGCATTAGGTTTGTCTACAGGCACAGGCGCAGATGCCGTAAAACAAGCGTTTAGATCAGGAGTTACAGGTGATCGCCAGTTTGTAGAAAATATGCGTGGCAATGTACCTGTTACCGATATTTTGGAACAAGCACAAGGCGCAATGCAAACCCTTAAACAGAATCGTAGAGATGCGTTTCAAAAAGGATTTGATTCTACCAAACAAAATCAAACATTTTTAGACTTTAAACCAATTGAAACTAAATTTGATAACGCTATTCAAAGCCTTACAGTTAAAGGCGTAGGCAATGTAAGTGCTTCAAAAGTAGGACAAAAAACATTAGATGATGTAGCTGAAATTAAAGCTGTTGTTGATGAATGGAAAGCAAAGCCTGAATTACATACTGCAGAAGGTTTAGATGCTTTAAAGCGCAGAATTGACGATGTTTACCGTCAAGACATGAGTAATGAAGCTAAAAGCATATTGACCCAAACACGGGGCGCAGTTAAACAAACCATTGTTAAACAAGACAAAAATTACGCAAAAACAATGCGTGATTATGAAGAAGGTTTAGGTTTAGAGCGTGAATTAGAAAAAGCATTGTCTTTAGGTGATAAAGCATCGGCTGATACTGCTATTCGTAAATTACAGTCTTTAACCCGTAACAACGCTAATACTAGCTATGCTTATCGTCAGCAATTGGCAGATATATTGCGCCAAGAAACTGGCACAAATTTAATGCCAGCATTAGCAGGTCAAGCAATGCAATCCGTTACCCCAAGAGGAATACAAAAACTAGTTCCTAGCCTTACGGCAGGTGGTGGAGTTGGTGCTGCTGCCGCTGGTGCTGGCCCAGCAGCTTTAATTCCATTAGCTACATTACCATTACAAAGCCCAAGACTTGTAGGTGAAGCTATTTATGGTGCAGGTCGTTTAGCTAGACCTGTTGTAGATTTAGCAAACAGCGGAACGCCTGAACAAAGAAAACTTGTTAAATTATTGCTCATGAAGGGCGCAGAAAGAGGAACAGATAATGAGTAAAAACAAATTGGGTACATTTATTTTAGATACACGGAAAGGAAATAAATAATGCCACGCTCAAGCGGAACTTACACCCTACCAGCAGGTAATCCTGTTGTTACAGGCACAACTATTACATCAACCTGGGCTAATACTACATTTAGCGATGTAGCCACAGCCTTAACTGGCTCTGTTGCTACAGACGGTTCATCGGGTATGACTGGCATTTTGCAGATGGGTAACAATAAGATTACAGGCGTTGCCGATGGCACAGCTTCTAGCGATGTAGCTACAGTTAATCAGATTTCTAACCCTACCATTACTGGCGGCACGATTGATGGCGCACCTATTGGTGCTGCTAACCCTAAGAATGGTAGATTTTTAGCTTTAACCGCTACTTCTGCTGCATTGACTGGAGTATGTACAGCCCCTACAGTAACTCCTTCTTCTGATAACACTACAAAAATTGCTACTACAGCTTTTGTGCAATCTGCTATTACTGCTATTTCTTCAGGTGTTACTAGCTTTAACACTCGATCAGGTGTAGTTACTCTTACTTCAGGTGATGTTACTACTGCATTAGGGTATACCCCTTATAACGCTGGCGGTGCAACTGTTATTACTACAAGCAATATTGGTACTTATGCTCCTACATTAACTGGTACAGGTGCTGTTGGCACATGGGGCATTTCTATTAGTGGTAATGCCGCTACAGCGTCTACAGCAACTAACGCAACAAACGCAACCAATGCAACTAACGCAACTACCGTTACCAATGGTGTATATACAAATGTTGCAAATACATTGACAGGTTCTGGCGCAATAACAGCAACAGGCACATCTATTGGCGATCAAAGAATAAGCGTTAGTTATAGCGGAAGTTCATCAGGATTATCTCCATCATCTTTGCAATTAAATACTGCAGGCAACGGAGTACTATATACTTCGGGCGGTGCGTGGGACGGTAGCACCGCTTTAGGACTCATTATGAGTAGTGGCGCTGGTAATTTACAAATTACTACAAGTGATACTTTATATACTGGCGCAAATGATTGTTACAAACAAGGCTCTACAACAGCTTGGATTATTGCTTCAGATTCTAGAATTAAAAAGAACATTGCACCATATACAAAAGGTTTGACTGAATTAAACCAAGTTAATATTAAAAACTTTGAGTTTAACGGATTAGCAAATAGTATTGATGGTAATAAAGCCATTGGCGTTATTGCTGACGAAATTGAGCAAATTCTCCCTGATACTATTAAAATAAATAACATTAAATTAAGGCCAAATGACGCAGAGCGTACTGCCTTAAAACATTTTGACAGTACAGAATTAGTATATCTATTAGTTAACTCTGTAAAAGAACTTAGCGCAAAAGTTGACGCTCAAGCCGCTGAAATTGCGTTATTGAAAGCGTAATCATGTCTTTTGAAATTGACCCAGTACGATACGGCCAACTTTGGGAAAAGGTTGATACTCTAACTCAAAAAGTGGATAAGCTAGAAGAAGGCATGGAAGAACTGCTTGCTTTAGCCAATAAAGGCAGGGGCGGTTTTTGGGTCGGTATGATGGTTGTATCAGGCATTAGTTCAATTGTAGGTTTTATAGCCCACTATTTTTCTACAAAATGATTTTAGAAACCATTATTGGTGCATTAGTGCCTGTAGGTGTAGAAGGCATTAAACAGCTTATAGGGCGTTTTAACGGTGGAGTTCGCCCAACCACCATTGCAGAGCAGATTCAGCTAGACCAAGCCGAAATTGCCCGTTTAGAAGCCCTTGCAAAGCTTGATAACCCATACGGTCAACCAAGCCAATGGGTCATCGATTTAAGAGCTTCTAGTCGCTATTTAGGCGCTTTAACAGTCATTGTTGTAGGTTTATTTACCTTATTCTTGCCTGTAGATCAATATGTTCAGCGTATTGGTTTAGAAGCTGCCAACATAGCCTTTGGATTTTTGTTTGGCACACGCATTATGGCAAACCTTAAAAAATGAGATTTGAGGAGTGTTTAGCCCGTGTATTAAAGCATGAAGGAGGTTATGTTCACGATAGCCTTGACAGCGGAGGCCGAACTAACCTAGGGGTAACCCAACGGGTTTGGGAAGAATGGGTAGGTCATCCAGTATCTGAAGCTGATATGCGAGCCTTAACCCCTGAAAAAGTTACTAAGTTATATAAGCAACGGTATTGGAATCCAGCATATTGTGAAGTTTTACCAAAAGGTCTAGATTATGTGGTTTTTGATTTTGCCGTTAATGCAGGAACAGGGCGAAGCGTTAAGACGCTACAACAGGCAATTGGATGCGTGGCTGATGGAGTTATCGGGCCTAAGACTATGGCAGCAATTAATGGTGCAAACGCTAAAGACATTATTGCAAAGTTTTCAGACGCTAGGGCAGACTTCTATCAAGGCATAGTGGCAAGAAAACCCGACCAAGCTCGCTTTATTAAAGGCTGGCTTAATCGGGTTGAGGATGCTAGAAAACTAGCT